CAAAGTATGTTACTGCCGAGGTGGATGCTGTGTTGGTGATGGCGATGAGGCTGGCTTGCACGCGCTCATTCACCGGCTCCTCTCCTGACGGGTATGTTTGCCACAGCTGGGTGCCAGTATGGGTAAAAGTCATCTCAGCTGGCTGCCACAGCGGAGTCATGAGGCTTGGGTCGCACTCCATGACATTCTGTGTTGTACCCCCGCTAAATGTACCGGTGCCAGCGTTGGGATTGGCGTTGCCGAAATTGGAGTCAGCCGAGTCCGGATCTTTGTATAGAGCCATGTACACCTTCCCAGTGGTCGTGGTCCCAACGCTGGGCGAATAAATGACACGGAGCCGCCTAATAGCATAGTACTGAAACGTCCCGCCGAGAGCGGCCAAGCGAGGGTCGATCGTCTGCGGGGTCATGAGGGAGAAACCCTTGTCATTCGCGCCGGCTCCGGCCAAGGCCCCGTTTATGGTGCTGGCTGCACTAGGGCTAATCTGTATCGGCTGGGCGTAGAGCGCACAACCGTGAGCTCTAATAGCAGACCGGGAGTCTTGGGAGGTGACCCTCTGGGCGGCTGAGCTGGTGCGGTAATACGACTTGGGCATGGTCATGCTGAAGGCAGCTGGGATCCCACCAGCCATGCCAACATTGTTTGAGTTGAAATTCTTACGCGATTTGGCGATGCGCCCGCGCTTGGGGCGAGCGAGGGGGCCTTGGATCGATCGTCTGCCTCCGCCTGGTTGACGGTTTCCTCGGGCGAGGGCGAGATTGGACAATGCCGCCGTTAACGTTTGGCGGCGGCGTCGGGTTGGACCCGGGTTGGGCTCCACTCCCTCGCTAGTCAGGTCGCGGACGAACCCACCAGCTTGTGGGGGGCTTTCTGAATCAGACTCGGCGGCCTTGGGCAACTGTGGATCCTTACGAGAGGAGTCAGTGTCGACCAGAATTTGAAGCGCCGCGGAGGTGACAGTCTGACCGCTGGACCTGACACAGGCGAGGTCGCGCTCGAGCGCCTCGTGGAGCTCACGAGTCCAGCCATACTGGGCGAAGAGGTCATCCCATGTCTCATCAGTGGGTTGACCAGTATGGCAGACCGAGAGCTTCCACGGCTCATCCGCTGGGGCCTTCGGAGTGGCTCCAGCTGATATGCGATCCCAATGGGAAGTGAGGAGTTGGCCGATGGGGGACCCGGAGAGGGCCGCACGGACGGAATTGACTGCGCCCGCGAGGATCTCACGACCGTCGAACTCAGATGCGCGAACGCTGAAAGCGAACTTGACGAAGAGCCGGCCGAGTTTAGGGATGAGCCTCCAACCGCGGGACGTACGGGTGAGACGGCAGGACAAGAACTCGACTTCATTGCGATGGTCAACGTGCTTGATGGTGGCGGGGAGGCCGAGTGCTGCTAAACCTGCCTCGAAATCAATGCGCGGACCATTGTAAGACAACTTCGAGTCGTCCCCACCCGCGAAGAAGAGGACGTCCATGTCCCTAGGGTGGCATTGCCTGGCCTCACAATAGACAAAGGCGTTGGCGAGGAGATTCCAGATTGTGTTCATCAGGGTGGTCTGGGGATCACCTGAAAGTCGACAGTATGGCACGTGGAACTTGACGCCGTCGCGTGATCCACCGTGGACGTCGAGATTGGCTTTCATAACTTGCCGAGTGGCGACCGGTGAACCGTAGCGCCTGAAAATACGGCACTCACTCTCGCCGAGGTCGAGTCCTTGATTGGAGTCATAAGCATTGAAGTCTCCATTGGCTTCCTGGTCCCACTCGCGCTCAGTCATCATATTCGATATCTCCTCTTCGGACCGACCTGGCGCATACACCAGGGGCCCGTCACGAAGGGATTTACGGATCACGCCAGTGAGCCTCTTGACGAAAGGAGCGACGAGGGCGACGAACTGGGGGGGGGCCGCCATGATCTGCCTTGGGTGGCCCGATTCGTCTTTCGTGAGAGACTCATTCTTGGATGAAGCATCGCGCTTTGACCATTCCCAAGCGAGAGCTTCTGGGATGGGGGTATGCATATGGTAGCCGTCGCTGCGCATGGCTGACCAGGCGAGACGGACGCGCGTTTTAACCGCTGGGGAGGAATTGCTGGTGGCGAGCCAATCCTCGACGACCGCATCTTGCTCATTTACGTCGACGGGAACGTGGAGGTCAAAGATACGGCAAATGAGAGTCTCCCAGTGCTTCTCGACCCACTTAATGAGCGCTCGGCGGTCGCCCGGAGCGGACTTTGCTGCCGAGCGCTTCTCGAGGGCGGCGACAACATTGTCTTGGTTCTGAGCGAAAACGATGGGCTCATAACCCGCGAGGGAAGTGCCAGTTGGGTGGGCAGCGACGCGGGTGGCGTCGTGCTCACGCCGACCCTCACGCCGTTCGATGTGAGCATCTGGTTTTTGTTCGGGTGCAGCAGCACTGCAAGTGATCGAACGAATCGGTTGGGATGCCTTGACGAAGGCCATATCCTGCGCAAACCAGGGGAGTGCCCACTTGACGGCCAGGCCCACAGCGACCGTAGCAGCGGTGACGCCGACGAGAGGGGCTGATGCGACGACGGCAGCCGGAAGGCCGATGGTTGCGCTCGCTGCCGCGATGGGGATGGAGGACAAACCACCGATGGCAGCCCCTGCGAGGACGATGGCTTGAGCACAGCGAGTGAAGACGCGGCCGTGAACGCGCCTAGCGAGGTCCGCGCGCTCAGTAGCGCGGGTGATGAAACCAAGATACGCGCCATACAAGAGGCAATCTTCCTGCAGGACACCATTTTCCCAATCGACACGCTGACACCACCTCCTGACGAACTCCTGATATGAAACATAGTTGTCGGAGGAGGGCGCTCGGCCAACCCACCAAGCTCCGAACTCCGAAACGCAGTTGGAGGGTAAGCGGACCGTGAAATTCTCTGGAAGGGTGACGAGCACACCCATCAAATCGGAAAAGATGCTGTCGGACATGAGCTTGCGAGCGACGCCGATGAAATGGGTTTGACGGAGATGGTGGACCGAGTATGAGACGGTGGCCGTGCGCGCGGCCGCGTTGTCTACGAAGGTGGAACCCTTTGTCTTGTGGTGCTGGACGAAACCAGGACCGCGAGCGTCGAGGGGGATCTGTGGCTCGTTGTCTTCACGGACAGAAAGGGAGCGCAAAGAGGTGGCGGGGGAGGCAGCGTCAGCTTTGGTGACGGTGGGAAGCGGCGATGGGCAGTCGCGACTGGACTGCGCGACGCGAGACGCACGCTTCGCCGCTCGAGTAACCCCATTACGCTTATATTGCTTCTTTGCTGCTGTAGCAGAAGGCACGGTGACTTCGGGCTCACTGTCGTAGCCTGATATAGGCTCGATAGGAGTTAGCTCACGCACTGCGGTTGGCAGGCGGGGCCCGATGGGGACGGAATGGACCTGTGGTAAAGGGGCCCAGGAGCGGCCATACATGAGGGAATCCATGAAGGCGGCCCCACGGCGCAGATCGATGCGCCGCTTCCGAGAACCCGCTGTTTCGCGCCACACCCTCCGAACGGAAGAAGGTGTATTTTCTGAGGCGTGTCGCGGTTGGGTCGCGGCGGGCTTCTTTTGTCTCTGCCCGACAGTGGTCCACTCCCCTTCCGGGGGGACCTCTCTGCCGAGGGCGTCGATCTTAATGTCATCGACGACGGGTGCAACGGTGTGACGGTTGCCAACTACCCTGTTATTTTCATTTGCCTGGGGGGGCATTGATACAGCTGTCGACATGTCGGATTACTGGGATCCGCATCGCACACTACTACCAGGTGATACACGCCTTGGCCTGACCAGTTGAGTTCAAACTTGACTCGTTGGCAGGTCTTACACGCGTGGTGGTGTGCGAGGTCTGGTTTGCGCTGTCTCTCCTCCTAGTGTGAGCGGTCCGGCTCGGTAATCAGGCGCGCACTAAAGCGCTTACCCTTTGCAAGCTAGGCCTTCCATTTTCCCCGTAGGTACTTCTGTCTCTTACTGCGGAGGCGCATTGGTTTCCACGTTACCAGCAAGGAACCAATGGGGGCGGTAGCCCCTTCGAAACTTCAGGATGTGAATCAGCAGCTGGTCAAACCGACGGCTGCCTAGCAAAACTCCT